CTAAAGGCAGAGTACAGTTTAGAACTAGCACAAGACCTTAAAGCAATTCATGGATTGAATGCTGAGGCTGAGTTAGCAAACATTCTTTCAACTGAGATTCTTGCTGAGATAAACAGAGAAGTTATCCGTTCTATCTACAAGGTTGCTGAAGCTGGTGCACAAGCAAACGTTGCTTCTGGTGGTACATTCGACTTAGACATCGACTCAAACGGTAGATGGTCAGTTGAGAAGTTCAAAGGACTTATCTTCCAGATTGAAAGAGATGCTAACGCAATCGCACAGAGAACTCGTCGTGGAAAGGGTAACATGATCCTATGTTCCGCAGACGTTGCTTCAGCTCTAACAATGGCTGGTGTACTTGACTACACTCCTGCATTAAATGCTAACCTTAACGTAGATGACACAGGCAATACATTTGCTGGTGTATTACAAGGTAAGTATAGAGTGTACATCGACCCATATTCTTCAAACGTATCTGCTGATCAGTACTACGTTGTTGGATACAAAGGTTCTTCACCTTATGACGCTGGATTATTCTATTGCCCATACGTTCCTCTACAGATGGTTCGTGCAGTGGGTCAGGATACATTCCAACCTAAGATTGGATTTAAGACAAGATATGGTCTTGTTGCTAACCCATTCGCAGAAGGTGATGTTTCTTCTCAAGGTCTTGGTAGACTTGCTGTTAACTCAAACCGTTACTACAGAAGAGTTAAAGTTGCTAACCTCATGTAATTCAGACATTACATATTTTTCTAAAGACTCCTTCGGGGGTCTTTTTTTTTATACAATGACTTGACAATATTAATTTCTTGTCATATGATATTCATATAACAAATAATATCAGTATTCAAACTGAAAAACTTAAATTAGTTTTCAACCCACAATACTTAAAAAATTATGAATTTATTTACAGCAGACGTTGGACAAGGTAAAGTCCATGTATATGACAGTGGAAATGATAAATTCCATTCAAAATTACCAAATCACAATCTCATAAATCTTAATATCCCAGAATTAAGTAGAGGTGATTCTCTAGTTGTTGAATGTGCACATCTAAGAGAATCTCATAAATTAACTCTTGCTCAACCTTTTAATTTTGAGCAATTATGCGAATTAAAAAGTAATGCCGACGAAAAAGGTATTAATCTTTTAGTATTTCCACAAAAATCCACACCTAAAGCAAGAAAACTTGCAGGACTTGGTGAGAGTGATAAGACTGATGAGTCTGATACAAAAGCAATCGCTAATTTTTTATTAAATGATGGAAGTGCTTTTTCATCTCTTAAAAAATTTATTCCAACTAAACTAAAAAATTATCACAAAAAAAATAATCCTATATTTGATTACATTCAACAATCAAATGATGATATTAATACTGCAAAAACTTGTGAGTATGGATTTTCTAAAACCATAGATTATGAAGATGAAGTATCAAAATGGATAAAGAAATATTCGCTTAGATTAACAGAATATCTTAATGGAGATGTTGAGTTAATTGATGCTATTGGTCTGAAATTTGATAAAAAAGGTAATATCAAAGTTGCAGTTCCAAATCGTATTTACACTTTAGTACATTCCATTTTAAGACCAAATGGAGAACTTAGATATCGTTTTGATTATAAGAAACTTCCACATTGGAAATATATAAAAGCACATTATCTCGGATGTAAACCATTCCATATGAATCAAGGTGTTGCTGCATCTAATTACAAGCATTGGATGAGAAGAGCAGTATCTGAGTATGCATTTCCTGTTAAGAAAAGTTCTAATAGTTCTGACTTCCAAATTGGAATGAGTTTCGATGAACTTGCTAAACTGAAGAAAGCACGTACCAAAGTCGATAAGATGACTCAAAAAATCTGGTATGCTCTTCGTAAGATGATCGTTGAGGATGGTCTCCGTTAGTATTCACTATGCAAAACTTTTATTAGTTTTCAAAGCATAATACTCAATCATCTTCAAATTTTTTAGTTAGTATTCAAAACGCAAAACTCTTGTTAGTTTTCAAGTCGTAATACTCGGTTAGTATTCATATGTCAATACTTTTATTAGTATTCAACCCCTAATACTCGGTTAGTATTCAAAACGCAAAACTCTTGTTAGTTTTCAACTCGTAATACTCAGTTAGTATTCACAACCTCATGTAATTCAGACATTACATATTTTTCTAAAGACTCCTTCGGGGGTCTTTTTTTTGTCTAAATAAAAATAAAAGTAGTATTACGATGAAACCAACTCCAAGGCAATACCAAGAAGCGGTTGAACGCACAAAAAAGATTAAGGAACATCTTATTAAAGAAGGTTACGCTGAAAATGAAGAATCAGCGGAAACAATTATAATGGGTATGAGTGAACTGTGGTATAATTTAATTATCGACTAATGAAAGAATTTGATAAGTTTATTGAAGAGGCAGCTTCAAAAAGATGCCCTGCTGGACAGTATTACTGTTTTACAGATAAGAAGTGCAAGAAAATTCCGATGGGATACCATATTGGTCGCAGAGGATATTTAGAAAATGATAAAGATGATGATACCAACGGTAAGAAAAATGGTAACGGAGGTAATGGAAATGGTAGCAATGGTAGTAATGGTAATGGCAATGGTGGTAACGGGAATGGCGGTGGGAATGGTGGATCCAACGGTGGTGGTAATGGAGGAGGAGGTGAATAATGACAACCTCAGGAGCACTTAGTAATCAAATAGGAAACAGGAACTTTCTTGCTCCTGTTGGATTTAAGTTTAGTTTATCTAAATTTCCAAAGGTATCATTCTTTTCTAATACTGCTCGGATACCAGATATAACATTAGGAACTGCAATTCAGTCAACATATCTTAAAGATATCGATATACCTGGCGAGAAGTTGACATATGGTGAATTAAATGTTAGATTCTTAGTAGACGAAAATTTAGAAAATTATATGAAAATCCATAACTGGTTAACTGGATTAGGATTTCCAGAATCAGGGCAGGATTTTATTAATAAAACCACTAATGAAGATGGTATTCGAGACTTGAAAGAACAATTTAGTGATGGTAGTCTTCATATTTTGAACAGCAATTTTAATGATATTGCAGTTGTAAAATTCAGAGATTTATTTCCAATCTATCTTACATCCTTAGAATTTGATGCGACAGAGAGTGATATAAACTACTTCACAGCAGACGTTACATTCAAGTATACTATCTACGATATATTAAGTCCATCTGGAACACCTTTATGAATCTTGAACAAATTCAGGAGATGTGGGAGCGTGATGCAACCATTGATCCTGATAATCTACATAATGAGTCATTAAAAATACCCCAACTACACTCAAAATACTACACAGTTTATAATACAGTTACTCTGATGAGAGAGAAGGCAAGGTCTTCTTATAATAGAGTAAAATTAGAAAGACATAATTTTTATACAGGAAAGGCACCAGCAGAGGTGTACGTAGAAGAACCATTTCCGTATAAGGTTAGAGAGAAAGATGCGATACAAAGGCATATGGAAGCAGATGAGAAGTTATCTAAGATTGATATGAAGATAAGATATTATGATGTCACACTTAAATTTTTAGAAGAGATTATTCGAACAATATCAAATCGCACCTATCAAATTAAAAATGCAATTGAGTGGCAGAAGTTTCAAGCAGGATTCTAATGATAAAAAAACTCGTAAAACCAGAGCATCAATTATTTCATCATCGAATTGATTCGTGTAGTTATAATTTAGATCGACATGAGATGTCGAAGATGTTAATTGAAAATATGATTCATTATAATGGTATAGGTATATCTGCAAATCAAATTGGTATATGGGAGAGAGCATTTGCCATGATAAAAGATTTAGAACATAATAAAATAATAGTATGTTTTAATCCTCGTATTGTTAAGTCATATACTGAAGAAGTTGAAATGGAAGAGGGTTGTTTATCTTATCCAGAAGTATTTCTTAAAATTAAAAGACCAGATAAAATTGTTGTAAAGTATGAAGATGAGAATAAAAAAATCCATAAAATTAAGTTAGAAGGACTTGCCTCAAGAGTTTTTCAACATGAATACGATCACATGGAAGGTATCGATTTTACTCAAAGAACCTAGTATAAATAACTAAAATGATGGAGATGTTATGTCTCATTTGGTTATTTCAAAGAAAAATGAAGTGTATCTTTACATTAAGTCAGAGATACATATTTACTATGAATTAGCGGATCAATTTACCTTTGAAGTACCTGGTGCTCAGTTTTCACCAGCTTATAAAAAGAAGTTTTGGGATGGGAAGATAAGGTTATTTAATACACAGAACGGTCAAATATATGTTGGACTTTTAGATCGAGTCATACAATTCTGCAAAGATCACGAATATACATACGAATTTAAAGATAATAAACATTACGGAACTCCATTTGAAGTTAACCCGAATATCTCACAGGAGGGCGTTAAGGACTATATGAATGCTATTTGTAGGCATTCACCCCGTTCTTATCAAGTAGAGGGAGTATACGACGCTCTAAGGCATAATAGAAAGTTGTTGATATCCCCAACTGCTTCGGGTAAGTCTCTGATGATATATTCGATTGTTCGATATTTTGTTGAGAAAGGTAAAAATACTCTGATAGTCGTTCCGACGACTTCCCTAGTAGAACAGATGTATAAAGATTTTGCAGACTATGGTTGGGACGTAGG